AATAACACTAACTTAGAGGAACAGGGGAAAGCACTAGCATTCTTGGAGAAACAACTAAGGGTGTAAGTCTTTTCTAGGACTATGAGATACCTAGATTCGGCAACTTTCGACTTTATGGAAATGCTCAATTTCTACGAGCGTCCATTTAGAGCGAAGTTCATACCTGCAAAAGTATGGAAAGACCTCGATAACTATCGCAACGATGGGAAGGGACTTTCCAATAACTGTAAGAAGTGGCGAACTAAGGTAGAATTCCGTCCAGAGCCAACCAACTCCAAAACATATAAAGAGTATGTTGCAGCTGGAGGAGAGTACGATCCAAATGAACGACAATGTGCCCTACACATCTATTCAACTAATTTTGATAAGCACAAATTTTCAGATAAGTCTTGGAATAAATTCAAGTATCGTATAATACAAATTCAGATGCATGAGTTAGTACACTTCATGCAATACGATCGTCGTAGCGATATCTGGCATAATTATGTTGTTCCTTTTAAGAAAGTTCAACAAGAAAAGAAGAACCTAGAGAGAAAATACCTTTCTGAGTTTGACGAGATTCAAGCATATGCACACTGCGTCTATATGGACTTCAAAACCCATAGACCAAACATCCCAGTAGAAGAACTCCTGTCTCGTGCAAAAGACTATAAGGATTCTAAGACTCTACACTATTTCCTCAAAACCTTCGATTACGACTTTAAGAACAATGTTGCTATCCCAAAGATAATGCAACAGGTTATGAAGTGGGATCGTAAGTATCAACGAGCACAACGAGCATCAAGGAAGCCTAAATAACCTTACTGGGTTATTAATGGGCTATTCCTGTGACTGCAAATACTGTTCTCTCAGACATCAACGAGATATACACTGGCTATGTTTTAGCTGGTAAGAAGTGGTTTGATTCTCAAGCCAAGGCACAGTACACTTTGCGTGTTAAACAAGCCAAGCCAGAAGAAGTTAAAGATGCTGAGGGTAAAGCCGAAGCAATGGCAGAGAAATTTAAAGAGTGGGCTAAGCAGAATGGATATGCTTCCGTAACTATCAAAAGTGTTCATTGGACAGCAAGACCAAACTCGATGTCATCTGCAGTAGGGCAACCTGTTGATCAAAAGAAAAACCCAACAGATATATTAGTTAAGTTTGGTGGTGGTCCAGCAAATGGATGGTTAGGATTATCTGCCAAAGCAACGCAAACCAAAGGTGATATTGGTTTTAAGAATCCAGGTGTTGGTACAATTGACCGAAACCTAAACATGAATCTAGCAGACATGTATAAAAATTTACTAGAAGATACAATTAAGACATATAGTCTTCCAGCATCAGCAACTGCAAGAAAGTTATACATTCGTGCAAATCCAAAGGTAAAGATTCAGACTGAAGCCGTTGGTGTTAAAATGATGGAAGAGATGAGAGATAAATTATTAGAGAAACTTGAAAAGTTCAATCAGAAAGAATTACTCAAGTATTTGTTAAATGATTGGATGGATGCAGAAGTTATGTATCCTCCATATATTAAAGTTACAGGACAGGGAAGTAAACCTCCCTATAAAGCAACAGTGATGGATCCAGTGAAGAATGAGAAGTTAGACGCACTTGGAAAATATCCCATCACTTTAGAAAAAGTAGGCAACGAATCAATTGGTGTAAAAGCTGGTGATAAGAAAATCATGAAGATTCGTTTTAAATTTGAATCAGAAAAGATGGCATCATCTTTAAAGTTATCTGGGGATCCGTGGTAAACATATGTTAAATTTCACATCATTTCTAAAAGAAGAAGTCAATCTGCTCAATGAAAGAGCATTATCACAAGACCTAGAGTCTGATGATAAAGGTAAGATTCACGAATTACTTCTGGCAAAACACCTTCATGCAGATACTCAACTACCAATGCATCATCGTTCAGAATCAGAAAACGAAGAACACGCTGGTACACCACAACAAGTTCACGATCGCTTAAAGAAGAAAATTGGCGATGCTGCTTATAATGAGATTGATGCTCATGCTAAAAATACAGCTGATGCGTTTAAACAGCATCTTCAAGAGCAAGGACATATTGGTAATGGTGTACATATTGGTAATGTTCACTGGACTTCAAACGCTGATAAAGCAGGTGTTGCTGGTGACCATGAAAAAACTACTGGTGTTAAAGATGTCAATTCAAACGCTGACTTGATTTTAACAATGCACGACAAAGATGGTAAGACAGTTGGTTATCATGGTGTGTCAGCCAAGTATGGATCTAATGAACCAAACTATCGCAATCCAGGTCTTGACTCTATGGAAAAAACTGCTGGTATTGCAAAGGGTAGTTTAAAAGCATTGACAGACTCTCATCATAAACACATGGAAGAAATTGGATATAATGGTTCTGCTGACCAAAAGAATATTCAATACAAAATTGATAAAATGGGTATTGACAAAGCAAGAGTTGAACATGCCAAATTAACAGGTATTGCTGTAACAGGTAAAACTCTAAGTAAGAAAAATAAAATTATGCATGAACATCTAGGTAAATTTATCGATGGACATGATAGTTTAAAACCAAAACAGCAACAAGAATATCTTCAGACTTCTAGTGCTCGTGTTGGTGCAGCAGAAAAGTCTTCTCTTGATTCTAAAGTAGCAGTAGCTAAAAAGTTCCACGAAGGACTTTCTACTAAATCAGATTCAGAATTGCGTGACATTATTCGTCAGCATGTTTCTGCTCCAACGCATATTCCACATTCAGTAGCCCACAGTAAAGTTAAACCTGATGGTTCTTCTGAGGCAGTTATTAAACCATCTCATGGAATCGCAGATGAACATCTGGCCAAAGCCACCAATCTTTACGCAGAACACCAAGGAAGTACAGTCGTTATTAAAGGTAAACATCCTGAAACTGGTAAAACAGTTCGTGTGTCAACCTTTACTGTTAAGAGTTCCTCTGGACCACATAAGAGTCTAGTAGGTACTTTCGGGCTAAAATAATCCCCTCAATTCTGTAGGGTTATTGCTTGACAATTATTGCAACTTAGGGTATAATAGTAATATGATGTTAGGATTTAGAGACTTTTTAATCGAAGGTGCACCAACCGAAGAAGGTGCAAAACTTAAACACATCACTCACGCTGAGGATCGTCCACTGTTCCATGGAGCAGACGGATTCAATCATGCGTACAATGCTTTACATGGTGCACACTTTCATACCAAACAAGGTATGAATTCAAACAAGTTGACCATGAAGTATGATGGTTCACCATCTTTGGTTTATGGACATCATCCAGAAACTGGTAAATTCTTTGTTGCTTCAAAGTCTGCATTCAATAAAAATCCAAAATTAAATTATACACCTGAAGATGTCGATAAGAATCACGGACATGCTCCAGGACTTGTAGAAAAACTTAAAGCAGCATTAGAACATGCACCAAAGATTGCACCAAAGAAAGGTGTATTCCAAGGCGATGTGATGTTCACTAAACCTGATCTTAAGAAAGAAGGAGACAAAACTTCTTTCACACCAAACACTATCACTTATGGTGCAAAAGGTGACAAAGCTGCAGCAATTAACAAATCTAAATTTGGTTTAGTTACTCATACCAAATACGAAGGAACTAACCTAAGCAACATGCGTGCAACTGGTAATGTTTCTGAAGGTGATTTTGGTTCTCATCCAGACATCTATCACCACACTGCCAGCTACGATGCTGCAGGTGCAAAATACTCTGAACAATCTCAACAGAAAGTACTTGGTGAATTATCTAAAGCCAAGACTATTCATGAGACTCATGGTGCTAAGATGTATAAAGCAATTCACCCAGAACATAGCGGTGAAGCAGGTCATCTAGCAACTTATATCAATCAAACAGTTCGTACTGGAGAAACACCTTCTACTCAAGGATTCTCTGACCATGTTTCTTCACAGATGAAGAAGAAGTTCGATAAGATTAAAACTCCTGCCAAGAAGCAAGAGATTATCGACCACACTGGCAATCAACTAAAACATATTGAGAAAAACTCAGAACACTACGACAATCTACTAAAGATGCATAGTCATCTTGCCAATGCCAAGAATGAATTGGTTAATAGTCTTGAATCAAACGAAGGTGGTTATGAACATTCTATCGGTGGTGTCGCCTCCAAGCCAGAAGGTTTTGTTTACAATCATACTCACAATGGTGTCACAGAGCCAACAAAGTTAGTCAATCGTTCAGAGTTTGCTCGTCAGAATCTATTGAAGTCTCGTGGTGCACCAGTAGGTAATACTAATGCTTCTGAGAATCACCATGTCATGGCATATGGGCGTATGAATCCTCCAACTGCTGGTCATGAAGAAGTTGTTAAGACTATCAAAGACAAAGCCAAAGAAGTTAGTGGTGGTCATACTTTGATTCTTTCTCACTCTCATAATACAAAAGATGGTAAGAATCCTCTTGATCCAGAAACAAAATTAAAGCATGCACGAAACGCATTTCCTGGAACTAACATTGAAGTTGCTTCCAAAGACAAACCAACTGTGCTACAACATGCAGCTGATCTGCATGCTAAGGGTGTGACACACTTACACTTTGTTGGTGGTTCAGATCGCAAACCAATGTATGATTTACTTAAGAAATACAATGGTGTCGCTGGTGCTCATGGTAACTACAATTTTAAAAACATCTCATTTAGTTCATCTGGTGAACGAGATGAAAACGCTAAGGGTGTTGCTGGTATCTCTGGAACTAAATTAAGAGAGTTAGCATCATCTGGTAAGAAAGAAGAATTTCATTCTCATCTAGCCAGTGGTATGAAGCCAGAACACAAAGATGCTTTGTATAACGATTTACGAAAAGCCATGAAATGAAAAAACTACTTTTAGTTTTAGTAGTATTGTTGTCAGGTTGTGCGATAATCTTTCCAAAGCCACATGATCCAGTTATGTTTGATAATCTAATTTACATTCAAACTGACCTAAACAAAGCATCTTGCGCTGAACCTAAAAACTGGGATAATCTATTAGATCGTGTTAATCATTTAAAGGTTTATACTCACTTTAGAAGTGAACCACAGAGCAAAGCGATTGCCAGTCTGCAGGAAAGTTTATTGAAGGCACATAGTAGTAAGAGTGTCGCTTTTTGTGAAAGTCTACTAAAACTCAATAAAACTAGAGTGGAAGTTACACTCGATGCATGGAAGGGAAGATAATGTCTTTATTAAACGAATTAAGAGAGCAAGCAGGACTAGGTGGTCCAGCTGCATCACTTGCTAATGAAATTTTAGTTATTCGTGAGAACTATGAACAAGAACAATTAACCGTAGAAGAGTACAAATTCCTTCTAAAAGAGATAGCTGAGATCCGTGCCCAGCAAGAATTGGCTTCCGATGAGATAACTATGCGATGGATTGTATCGGTCGCACAAGGGCTATCTGCAGTAGTTTAACTCCTAAATAAAGATGAATACATTTTTATAGATGGATAAACATGAAAAATTACAGACAATTCATTAGACAACTTCCGACTAATACAGTCGTATGCGCTTTAGGAGAATTTAATCCTCCTACCACAGCACATGAACTCCTAATTAAAACAGTACAAGTTGTAGCCGAACAGCGCAAAGCTGATCACATTGTCTATACAGTTCCATCTGAATCCCTCCAAGAAGATAAAAAATCACAATTTCTTAGCCTAATGTTTCCTAAGGTTAAGATTGTATCTTTGGGTGAATCGTTTTTTTCTTCTGTAGTTAAACAACTAAACGAAAAGTACAAAAATGTTATTATCATCTCTGGCGCAGACCAGTTCGATGAGTTTAAGAAATTAAAAGAATCAGCATCCGTTGAGATTATCTCAATCGGCACTAAAGACCCTGATGCAGAAACTGCCAAGATGAAGCAGATTGCAACTAAGGGTATCCACGAAGACTTTAAAAAGTCACTCCCATCTACCATTCGTGACATTGACGGCAAGCGTCTGATGAACGAACTGCGCATTGGCATGGGTATCGATCCAATCAAAGAAAACTTAGTTCTAGTCAAAGACAAACTCCGTGAGAAGTATTTCCGTGGAGAGATCTTTAACATTGGTCAATTGGTTGAATCTAGTGGTCAACACTATGAGATTATTAAGCGTGGATCAAATCACCTACTATTAAAAGATCAAACAGGTGAATTAGTTTCAAAATGGATCACTGATGTGAAAGAAATTAAAGAAGCTGTCATTCAACCAAATGGTACAGATCAAATTAAAACAAATAGTCCAGAGTCTGTAGGAAATAACCAAGTACAAAAACCACAAGGTAAAGTAAAAGGTTTTCTAACATTCTATAATTATGATGATAAGAAAAAGAATGTTAATGAGCAAAATCAGATTGATGAACTATCTACTGACCTTTTAGCAAAATACAAAACAGCAGCACACGCTAGTGCTAAAGCATCAGATGCAGCTGGTAATTATGCTAAAGGCGACAAGCGTTTTAAAGGTATTAATAAAGCAACAAACAAACAGTTTGACAATGATCTAAAGAAGCATGATCAACTTAAAGAAGAAGAATTAGAAGAAGCCAAAAAGAAATTAGTTTGTCCTCAATGTGGTAAGAATCCATGTGAGTGTGGCGAATCTCGTCCAGGAATGGGAACAGAGTTTAATGCATTAAGTGATCCATTCTTTAAGGAAGAATTTGAATTAAGCGATTCTGAAATTGAAACAATGATTCAAGAACTTGGTGAAGAAGAATTGTTAGGGTTAGATGAACATACTGAGTGGGATTTAGTGTATGAAGATAACGGTGAAGTTATCCCTCCACACCCAGAAGAAGAACAAATTGAATTGATGGAAGTTTTATCTCGTCAGCAAGAAGATTGGCAATTAAACTAATTAAGCAACGCATGCTTCGTGGTCGTAACCCATCTAAAGTTTCAGTCGGTGATAAAGAAAACATTGAGAGACAATTGTCCAAAAGAAAAGACTTGGTAAATCGTGTTGCCCAGAAACTTGTCGTCAGAGTTCGTCAAGTTGAAAAGGCACGCATGTCAAAAGGTAAAACTAAAAAAGGCAATATGCCTTCTGTATTTTAAGGGAATTAAAATGTTATCATTTGATCAATTTTCAAATTCAATTTGCGAAACTGCTGATGCTGGTCTTGCATCAAAAGCCAGTAAATCTGGTATATCAATTGGTACACTGCGTAAAGTATATCGTCGTGGTGTAGCTGCATGGAACTCTGGTCATCGTCCAGGAACTACTCCACAACAATGGGGTATGGCTCGTGTAAACTCTTACATTGGTAAAGGTAAGGGAACATATCATGGTGCAGATAAAGATCTTCACGAAGAAGAAATTTTAGAAAATAATCTACCAGAAGTTCCAAAGGATAAAGAGTCTGGTCTTCCAAAGAAGTATGTTGCTGGTCTTTCTGCTTCAACAGCAAAAGCCAGAGCAGCACATTGGGATAAAATGGATAAGAAAAGCGACAGTGATCCATCAGCATATGAACCAGCACCTGGAGATGCAAACGCTAAAACTAAACTAAGCAAACATACGCTAAAGTATCGTGCAATGTTTGGCGAAGAAATGGATGAGGAGTTATACGAAGCATGCTGGGATACTCATAAGCAAGTTGGTATGAAAAAGAAAGGTAACCGCATGGTTCCAGACTGCGTACCAAAGAATGAAGAATTAGAAGCACAATTTGATCTAATCGAATCTGTAGTTGAAGAATTAGCAATGTTACATAATCTAGACTCAGAGTATATCTGGGAAAAGTTTGAACAATTTAGCGATGAAGAACTACTAGAGTATGCAGTTGATGCCAAAGGACACAAAAGTTCTACTGGTGGTCTGACTCAAAAAGGTCGTGACGCATACAATGCTAAGGGTGCTAATCTACAAGCACCAGTTACTACTGCACCTTCCAAGTTAAAAGCTGGAAGCAAAGCTGCAAATCGTCGTAGATCTTTCTGTGCACGAATGGGTGGTATGGAAGGTCCAATGAAGAAACCTAATGGTGAACCAACTCGTAAAGCGTTGGCATTGAGAAAGTGGAATTGCTAATATGATAGAAGCAAGAAAAGCCATGGCTGATACATTTTTCATGTATCAAAAAGCCCACTCTTATCACTGGAATGTGGAAGGTATTCATTTCTCTCAATTTCATGATTTCTTTGGCGAACTATACCAAGAATTATTTGATGCAGTAGATCCATTTGCAGAGGAACTGCGTGCTCTAGGTGAATATGCTCCTAGAAATGTGGAAGAAATGTATGACGATAAGTCTATAGATTGCAAAAACCAAGCTACTAATGCTAAAGAAATGGTTTCCGATCTGTTGCAAACCAATCAACAAGTAATTAATAGCCTAAATATATTGTTCAAAGAATTAGAATCTAAAGACGAACAAGGTTTTATGGACTTTGTTGCCTCTAGAATAGATAAACATAAAAAACATGGATGGATGTTAAGATCTTTCCTCAAGGATGGAGAATAAAATGCAATTTAAATCATTTATGGAAGCGTTGAAGGGTAAGCAACATAAGATCGATAAGAACAAGAATGGTCAAATCGATGCTCATGACTTCAAACTTCTGCGTAAAGAAGATACAGAAGAAAGCAACGAGTCTTTCGACTTTGATCGTGCTGCACTATCTAAGCAGAAACTACAAAACCTACGCTCCAGTGGTCGTAAAGTTCGTGGTGCTTCCATTGCTAACCTGATGCGTTCATCTGGTTTAAGAGAAGAAGAACTAGATGAAGCAGAATTGGATTATCTAGAAGAAGTTCTAGCTGCAGACGCTACTGCAGGCGATTACATCTCTGATTTTGTACATTCCACTAATCCAAAGTTTAATGGTAAGTCAAAGAAAGAGCGTATGAATATGGCTCTTGGTGCTTATTATAGCACACAAAAGAAAAAAGATGGTGTTTCTGAAGGTATGAGTCACCAAGCTGCAACTACAATGAAGCATATTCCCAATGCTTCTGATAAATTAAAACAAGCAGCAAAAGATATTAAACCTGGAATTAAGGGTTATCTTGATCGTGTTGCCATGCTAAAAGCTGGTGGTGTAAAGGAACAAGCACCTGTTGCTCCAGTACCTGATAAAAAGTATATCAAAGGTACACCAGAGAACAAAGCATTGAAAGATTCACGCAAACCAATTAATGGTATGCCAACTAATATGAATAAAGAAGAAGCAGAACAGATTGAAGAAAAATCTGATCAGGCTAAACAAAACAAAACAATGAAGAATATGATGGATGCATCTCGTGGTGCTCGCTTCAAACTTAATAACCCAGTTCCAGATGCAGAGCCAGAACACAAAACTGCTCAAGCACACAATAAAGCAATTGGTCGTTCATTACGCAATGAAGAGACAAAGGATGATGTTCCTTTTGATGGTCCATACAAAACCAACTTTAAAAAGCCGAACAATCCTAATCGCAGTCCAATGGATTCCGCTCGTGCTCTTGCTCAAAGAGGTATGGCTGCATCAAAACTTGATCAAAAAGCAAAAAGCAAAATTAAAGAAGAAAAAGACGAACAAGAGTATGGTTATGAAGGCGACATGGCTCTAAATCAATTGGCAACACTAACTCGTTGTGCTGAAATGATTGAAGATATGCTAAAGCCAGACACTGATTTGCCAGAATGGGTTCAATCTAAGATTACTCTTGCAACTGACTACATTCAAACTGCAGCTGATTACTTGTACTCTGAGAATGAAATGAAAGAAGAAACTTCTGTTAATGTAGACAAAGTTAATGTAGCTGGTCATAAACCACACGAAGAAAAGTTTGAAACATTTAAAAAGCCAAAGAAAGTCAAAGAATCTTTCGATGACGAAGGCAATTTAATCCCTACTAAAATTTCTTATAAAGATTTTATCACAGAAATCAAACTAGCTGATTTACCAGTTCGTAAAATTCAAGGGCATTCTTATGGAGCAAATTACTCTGATCCAGAAGGTGCTGATGATTATGATGACAAAAAACCAATGAAGCCAGCAGCTGACAAGCGTGGTCGTGGTCGCCCAGCTGGGGCAAAATCTGGTGCTCGTAAGATTATGGGCACTTCAAAACTAACAAACAAATAAATTAAAGTCCAATTCAAGGAGAACTAAAAATGGCACTATGGTCAAATACAGATGGCGATGCAGGTAAACCAAAATACCTATCAGACGCTGAAAAAGCAATTACATTCGGTATGGATACTACCGAAATCACAGCAGGTAGCGACAATGTAACTTCAGTTGCAGTTGAAACTAGCGGTGCTCGTTACTTAGAAGCACCAGCAGTTACCTTCTCTGGTGGAGCAGGATCTTCTGCTGCAGCTACTGCATCTATTGCTGGTGGAGTAGTTACAGGAATCGCTGTCACCAATGTAGGTTCTGCATACACATCAGCACCAACTGTTGCTGTTGCGAAACCTCGTCGTACTATTCCTACTTCTGGTATCACAACAGGTACTGATACTATCGCTTATACTGCGCATGGGTTGAATGCTGGTGATGTACTTGTGTATAACAATGGTGGTGGTGCTTCTGCTACTGGTTTAACTTCTGGAACTACATACTATGTTATCGCTTCTGGTTTAACTGCAAATGCATTCAAAGTTTCTGCCACTGATGGTGGTACAACTGTTGATATTACTGGTACTGGTAACAACGCACAATACTTTGAAATCTTTGCTGTAGCAAATCAGGCAACTGCGGTTGCCGATCTAGGATTTAGTTCTAGTGGCATGTCTGCTACTCACGCTGGTTGGGTTCTTCGTACTGTTGGTACTGGTGGTCGTGCTGGTCGTGTTCAGACAGAAACATTAGTTGCCATGGGTTCTATGTCTTCTGATGCTTCTGACGATACAGTCCTACCAGACGCATAATAAATAATAATACCTAGAACGAGAAGGGGTTGTTACAAACCCCTTCACTCTACATTTTAATAGGAGAGCCAAATGGCAGATCAAAAGATATCGGAATTATCCGCAGCAACCTCTGCTGCATCAGCAGACTTACTGAACATCGTACAAGGTGGTTCAAATAAGAAACTAACAGTTGCTAATTTCTTAGCAAACTTAAACTCCCCAGTTGTTATCAACGAAAATGGTGCTGACCAAGACACACGCATTGAAGGTGACAACGACGCTAACTTAATTTATGCCGATGCAGGTAATGATAAGGTTGGTATTGGTATTGCTACTCCAGCAGAAAAACTAGATGTTGCTGGTAATCTAGCAATTTCCAATGGTTTCCTACGACTAAGCGCAACTGCACAATCACTAAGTGGTTCTGGTTCTTTAGTTGTTAATACATCTGCAGCAATTACTCATATTACCACTACTGGATCAGCAGCACTATCATTTGCTGATGGTGTAGCAGGACAAGAGAAAACTATTGTTATGATTACTGATGGTGGTGATGCAGTTCTTACTCCAGCATCTAAATCTGGATTCACAACTATTACCTTTAATGATGTTGGTGATACTGTTCGTTTATTATTCACCAATAGCAAATGGCATATTATTGGTTCTTATGGTGTTACTGTTGCCTAATTAAAGGTTGAATTATGATTGATGTGAATAAAAATGATTCAAGAAAAACTAAATGAATCTAACTTCTTGCTCTATGCAATGCATCACTATGATAATCCACAGTGTAACAGCGTACAAGAGTTTGAAGAAGATTTAAAGAAGTTTTTATATCTAAAGAAATTATTTTCAAGATATAAAAACAATGGTGAGTTGCGAGAGCGACTTATATTAAATCATATTATTGTGCTTTATAATATTTTTGGCGAATCTGCAACAAGAATGTTATTTTACAAGATAGATGAAAGTTGCTGGGATGCTCTGGTAACTTTCTTAGTTTATCTTGAAAGGATGCCTGAGAAGGTATCTGAATATGGAGTTGTTTTATCTGATATGAAATTAGATGACACAATTATCCATACTTTAAGGAAAATCTAATGGCAAGGTTAGTTGACAATTTAATAGCATTTAAGATCTTAAAAATGTTGGTAACACCATTTGATGAGACAGATGCATATCACCTTGGCATTGTTGATGCTCAGGGTAAGACTATCCGCAAAAGTAGTACATTGACTACCAATGCCGAGAAGGATTCTTATAATTATCTAACTCGTCTAATATTTGGATTAAAGAAAATTATCAATAAACTTCCAGGTGGCGAGAGCAGAATGAAATCTCTTATCGCTGCATTGTGGTTAGTTAAAGAACAGTACCAAACAAATGGTAAATTAACAAACGCAGTGTTGGAAGAAAGATTTGTCGAACTTCTTAAAATGATGGATAATAAAGTGTCTCTTGTTGAAGAAGAAATTCTAGTTAAAAAGTTTCTATCAGAAGATGCACCTGCCAATGCTACTGGTGCAGCTGTATCTACAGACCAGCCAAAGATTGATATAAAAGCTGCAAAAAAATACAAACAAGGTAATTTGTCACTGGCATCAATGGTTCGTAGACCAAAACCAGTTGAGATCAAGTAAATGTGGATGCTAGCATTTATCCCTGATGCATTCCTAGCGTGGGTAATTAATACTATCCTTATCGCTGGCATCATCGGACTTGCTGCATCATTTTTCTTTGGGTATGTAGTTCGTTTATTACCAGCTATTGCTCCATATCACTTACTCTTAAAAATAGTAAGTATTGTTCTTCTTGTTTCTGGTGTTTACTTTAAGGGTGGATACTCTGTTGAAATGAGTTGGCGTAATCGTGTCGCTGAATTAGAAGCGCAAGTGGCGAAGTCAGAAAAGAAGTCTAAAGAAGTTAATGAAAAGATCGTGACTGTTTACAAAGACAAGATTAAAGTTGTGAAAGAAACACAAATAGTCGTACAAGAAAAGATTAAAACAGTTGAGGTCGAAATTGATTCACAGTGCAAAATTACTGATGACACAATTAATATCCTCAATGAAGCTGCTGTAATTATAAATAAATGAGTAAATTTCTTTTAATACTACCTATTATTTTATTAACTGGATGTTTAGCTACTCCAGTGAAAAGAAACTTTCCAGAAGTTCCTAAAGAACTATTGGAAGCATGTCCTAACTTAAAACTAACTCAGCCAACTGAAAAATTATCTGAAGTATTAAAAGTTGTTACTGAAAATTATGGACAATATCATGAATGTCGTTTGAAAGTGGATACATGGGCTGATTGGTATAAAAACCAAAAACAAATTTTCGAGAGTGTCAAATGATTGAATCAGAGAGAATAGCCAAATTGGAAGCCCAAGTAGAAGCAATTAAGGAAGATGTTACCGAAGTGAAGCACGATATCAAAGAGATTCACTCTCGTATCACTACAAGTAACAGAGAGATCGTTGATAAGATTGACGATATGCAAACACGGCTAGAGCACAAGATGCAAGCAAATGCAAAGATATCTCAAGACCAACACGCTGAGATTACAAGAGATGTTGTTCAAGATTTGGAAAAGATGAATAGCCGAGTGTCTGCACTTGAACAATGGAAGTGGTATGTTATTGGTGGTGCTGGAGTTGCAGGTTTTCTTCTTGGACATGTCAACGAGATTGCAAAGTACATAAAATAAAACTTGCTTTGTAATGGTGGTTGGGGTATAATAGTATCCTAAGCTTGGCGCACGACTTCGAAATTTCAAACAAAAGAATGATTATCTCTGGAACTATTCGTGTCCAGTATGCGGTGACTCATCTAAAAATAAGTTAAAGGCTCGTGGTTACATCTATCGTGCCAAACAAGACTTATTCTGCAAATGCCATAACTGTGGTTATTCCACTAACATCGGCAATCTAATCAAGTATGTTGATACTCGTCTCTATGATGAGTATGTGCTTGAACGATACACATCTGGCGCAACCAGATACAACTCCCACAAAGATGTAGAATCTATTCTTCCAGAACCAGTCTTACAAGACTTGTTAGAAGATGACATTCTTTCTCCACTGTCTCGGATAGATACGCTAGATATAACTCACCCTGCTGTTCAGTATGTTGTAAAACGAAAGATACCTCGTAACAGATGGCATCTTCTTTATTTTGCTCCAAGGTTTAAAACATTCGTGAACTCTGTTTCACCAAAGTTCCAAGAACCAATTGTAGATGAACATCCAAGGATGGTTATACCTTATTTTACTAATGCTGGTAAATGTTTTGCGTTTCAAGGTAGAGCATACGGTAGCGAGGATCCTAAGTATTTTACCATCAAGGTAGATGATAATGAGGAAAAGATTTATGGACTTGACAGAATCGACTTCGGAAGAAGGATATATGTGGTGGAGGGACCAATTGACTCTTTATTTCTTGACAACGCAATCGCTGTATCAGGAAGCAGTTTTGATACCCCTACTATTCGCCAGTTGTTATCTAACGCAACGATTGTGATGGACAATGAACCACGCAATAAAGAGATCGTGAAACAACTTGAAAAGTACATTGAATTAGGATATAGTGTTTGTATGTATCCAGATTCAGTTAAAGAAAAAGATATTAATGATATGATTTTACATGGTGGAATGAATCCAGAAGAAATCACAGAACTAATAAATACAAACACCCACACTGGTATGGAAGCAAAATTGAAATTTAGTACATGGAAGAAAATATGAATGTTAGAATGATTAGTTATAGCAAACCCAGTCCAGAGATGTACGATGAGGGTCTATTAGATGTACAGGAATTAATAGCGTTTTGTGCAAGAGTGAGTAATCCTTCTAATCAGTTCAACACAGAGACATCAGAGAAGTTAATTAAGTATTTAATTAAACACCAGCATTGGTCACCATTAGAAATGGTCAGTGCTTGTTTAGAAATTGAAACTACTCGTGATATAGCAAGACAAATCTTGCGTCATCGTTCTTTCTCATTTCAAGAATTCAGTCAGCGATATGCTGATCCAACAAAAGACTTATCTTTCGTTCTTAGGGAAGCCCGACTTCAAGATACGAAGAATAGACAGAACTCTGTAGATTTAGATTTGAGTGTCGATGAACATAGACAAATTGCTTATCAATGGGAAAATTTACAGCGTGACTTAATTCAAAGAACAAGAGATGTATATGCTTGGGCAGTACACAAAGGTATTGCCAAAGAGCAAGCAAGAGCAGTACTCCCAGAAGGACTAACTGTTTCTCGTTTATACATGAATGGTACATTGCGTAGTTGGATCCACTTTATAGAACTGCGTTCTGCTAATGGTACACAAAAGGAACACCAAGAAGTCGCACGAGAGTGTGCAAAGGTTATTGCTGAGGTATTTCCTCTAGCAAATGAATTAGTAAAATTATAAAAATATTGGGGCAAAAATATGCAAGAGACTGTGCATGGCATTAAAGTTGATTACACTCGTGATAATTTGTTTGACGAGTTAGGTAGAATTAGATTAAAAGAAAGTTATATGAAGGATGATGAAGTGAGTCCACAAGAAAGATTCGCTTTTGTTTCGAGTAAATTTGGGAGCAATCCAGAACATGCACAGAGATTATACGAATACAGCAGCAAACATTGGTTGTCTTATTCTACTCCCATTTTATCTTTTGGTCGTAGTAAGCGTGGTCTTCCTATATCATGTTTCCTTAATTATATTGAAGATACAGCGGAGGGTCTAGTTGATAATCTATCTGAAACAAATTGGCTTAGTATGTTGGGTGGTGGTGTTGGGATTGGCTTTGGTATTCGTTCGGCTGACGATAAAAGTACTGGCGTTATGCCTCACCTCAAAATGTATGACGCATCTAGTTTGGCATACCGTCAGGGTCGCACCCGTCGTGGCAGTTATGCTGCTTACTTGTCTATTGATCACCCAGACATCATCAACTTTTTAGAGATGCGTAAGCCAACAGGCGATCAAAACATGCGTACTCTAAACATGCATCATGGGATTAACATTCCAGATGCGTTTATGGAACTCATTGAACAGTCTATGATTGATCCAGAGTTTGATGACTCTTGGAAATTAGTGGATCCTGCTTCTAATGAAGTTCGTGAAACTGTATCCGCAAAAGAATTATGGCAACGAATCCTTGAGATGCGTATGATGACAGGTGAACCATACTTGCATTTTATCGATGAATCAAATCGTCAGATGCCACAACACTTGAAAGATCTTGGTTTAGAGATCCACCAATCAAATCTATGCTCAGAGATTATTCTACCAACAAATGAGAAACGCACAGCAGTATGTTGTTTGTCATCACTAAACTTAGAGTATTATGATGATTGGAAAGACGATACACAGTTCCTTCGTGATGTTGCAGAAATGCTTGACAATGTTCTTCAGTATTTTATTGATCATGCTCCTTCCACTATTAAGCGTGCAAAGTACTCAGCAACTCGTGAGAGAAGTATCGGCATTGGTGCGTTAGGGTGGCATGCATATCTACAGAAGAACAATCTTCCATGGGAATCATCATTGGCAGTTGGTAGAAACAAAAACATCTTTAAAAATATAAGAGAGAAATTAGATGTCGCTAATAAAGAACTTGGAATGGAGCGAGGTGAAGCACCTGATGCAGTGGGTACTGGGAATCGCTTTAGTCATCTTATGGCTATTGCTCCCAATGCTTCTTCTTCCATTCTTATGGGCAACACTAGTCCTAGTATTGAACCTTATCGTGCCAATGCTTATCGCCAAGACACTCTATCGGGTTCTCACTTAAATAAAAATAAGTATCTTGATAAGGTCGTTACTGATTATGTTATCTCAAACCCTAAAGCAGATGCGCAAGAAATATGGAGTTCGATTATTGCGAATGATGGTTCAGTTCAGCACTTGGATTGGATGGAAGAGTGGACAAAAGATGTTTTCAAAACTTCTATGGAAATCGACCAGCGTTGGGTCATTCAACACGCTTCCGACAGGCAACAATATATCGATCAAGCGCAATCGTTGAATGTATTCTTTAGACCAGACAGTCATATCAAATATATTCATGCTGTGCATTTCCAAGCATGGAAGTCTGGATTGAAGACTATGTACTACTGCCGTAGTGATAAGATTGCTAAAGCAGACAAGGTATCAAAGCGAATCGAACGAGATATTATTAAAGAAATCAACCTTCATGATTTAGCAGAAGGTAATGAATGTTTAGCATGCGAGGGTTAAATGCAGGATCCTGTTTTATATTGGGTCATACGCATCGTAGAAATAATAACCTTATCAAGTCATTACGAGGACAAGCATTTCGTATTGAGTCATACTTAAACAATTATGGTGCATTGTATGACAAACTACCACTACATGCATATTGTTGGAAACCAATTGAAGGTGAACCACTACCACTAGATTATCTTCAGTTATGGGATTGTCTTTCTTATGATATCGCAGTGATTAAGAAAGCACAACTACAATCAATGAAGTGTAAATTTAAATTAAAGAATGGGGATTGGCAGTATGGTGTTTATCTTTTTACGGTTGATTTTGCTCATCCTGATTTTAACATTCTTGATACAGGGTTTTCTGAAGATGTCGAAGACCACAAGTCTTATAATTTCATTCAGTGTGATAATGGGCAGTTTGCTGCTCAGCCAAATAATCGTTTAATTATATTAGAACCAAGCAGTAATCCAAAACAATTAAAATACCCAGACTTTAAAGTTGCCATGAAGAAATGGTCTGTAGAATCAGATTCAAAATGGGCACTGGGTGAAACTAACACAGTAATGTACGAGGAATAAATGTTAGAAACAATTTGTGAGACAATGGTAGAAGCATATCGTCGCAACTGGATTACCAGTCGTGATGGCAATGTTTCTATTCGTCACCACGATCGTGATCATTTTTATATTACGCCAAGTGGTGTGCGTAAGCAGACTATGCAGCCTGATCAATTTAAAAAGATTATTATTAAACCACCACTATCATGGAATGAAACTGGCACCGGTTTATTGGCAGATCGATGGGGATGGAAAGAAGATAATTATACTGAGATTAGTAGAAATTTAAAACCAAGTGGTGAGATTCCATTACACTTTGGTTTACAGAAG